GACCTGAGCGATGCCGACCTGAGCGGTGCCGTCCTGAGCGGTGCCGTCCTGAGCGATGCCGACCTGCGCGATGCCGTCCTGAGCGATGCCGTCCTGAGCGATGCCGACCTGAGCGATGCCGACCTGAGCGGTGCCGTCCTGAGCGGTGCCGTCCTGAGCGTGGACGATCGGATTCCAAAAATCGAAAATCTCGATGGTAAGATTTTGGAACTTATCCAATCAGGAGAAGGCAATCTCAATATGGGTGCATGGCACACATGCGAAACAACGCATTGTCGTGCGGGATGGGCTGTGCATCTCGCCGGTCCTTTTGGCTACGGTCTCGAATACGCATTCGGTCCTGCTTATGCAGGAGCGCTGGTATACGCGCGGGCCTATCCGGGGATGAAAATTCCTGATTTTCACGCTGATGATGAAACTGCGCTTGAAGACATCAAAGCTCGCGCCGCATTGGCAACGAAACCGCAGGCAACAGCATGAGGCCGTCCAGTCTCCCAATCCTCAAGCAGTCCCCAAAGTTCGTTTCCAGCGAAACGGAATTTGCTGCCGAGGGCACAGAACGCCATGCCGCTTTGCGGGCGCATTTCGCGGGCGACGATTCGCTATTGAATCTGCTCAGCGAAGAAGACGCCGAAAGCGTGCGTTGGGCTGCGGATTACATCCGGTTGAAGGCGCCGCTGAACGATTACCCGCTCGAATGGGAAATCGAATTGCCAATGATTCTCGATGACTTCACTGAAATGACCGGCCACGCCGACGCCGTGTGTCATCTAGACATCTTCGATCTCAAATCGCGTGAACGTGATTATGAAGCACAGATGGCGTGCTACGCGCTCGGTGTTCTTTACAAGTCTGGCGTAGCGCGTCTTGGTGGAGCAGTGCGTTGCCACTTGTTATTCACGTCAACAAAACGTTTTCAGGTTCTCACATTCACGGCTGAGAACGCGGAAAAACTACTCGCTGACACGCTCGCTGAAATCAACGCCGCCGTCGAATGCCGTCCATCGGATTACTGTGGCTGGTGCGCCAACTGCGCAACGTGCGATGTGCTTAATAAGCGCGCGCAGGCTGTCGCTGCCGGTCGCGAGGATTGGCAACTTGAACAGTATCACGCGTCGAAAGTCACTGAACCGGCCGAAATGGCGAAGATGCTGACGCTCGCGCGGCAGTTAAAGCCGTGGATTGAGGCTGTCGAATTTCACGGGCGAGAAATGGCGATCAAGCAAGGGATGCAGATTCCTGGCTACACGCTGCGCGAACGCAAGGGCAAGAAATATTGCTTCGATATTCAGGGCGCTTTTAACGCCAGTGGACTGGACGCGCCGACATTCCTGCAATGCTGCGATCTTCGATTCAGCAGCAGCAAAAAGAATCCGAACAAAGTCGGACTCGAAAATATTTATCACAAGGCGAAGGAGTTGCCTTCCCTCGCCGCGGCCAAGCGCGAATTGAAATCCAAGCTCGAACCGTTCATCGGTGTCGGCGCAACGACTCAATATCTCGCCCCTGAAAAGGCAACTGAACCCTCAAACGACGAAGAATGACTTATGGAAATCAAAAAACACTTGGAATTATTGGGCCTGAAAGTTCAGGACAAAGTAACCGGAATGAAGGGCGTAGTGTCTTCAATCGGATTCGACCTCTATGGCTGCGTTCAGGCCATTGTGAATCCAGGCTTGGGCAAAGATGGGAAGCCCACCGAATGCCACTGGTATGACGTAAACCGGCTGAAAATTCTTTCAGATAAGCCAGTGATGGATCGACCTAATTTTGATTTTGGACCGCAGGCAGAAGGCAAACAGGGCGCGGCGGAGAAACCATCAAACTTTAAACCTTAACTCAAAAGAAGATGCCCACATTTCAATTCAACGACTCCGAAAACAAAGTATTCGAACCACTGCCGCCAGGTGATTACATCGCGCGCGTCACGGAATGCGAGTTCTCGATCAGCAACGGCGCCAAGACGAGCGGTTGCGATAAGATGAAATTAAAATTCGTCGTCGAAAAGAACGGCGAGGAAAGAAAATTCAGTGAACGGTTGATTTTCCACGAATCATGCGGTTGGCGCATCGATACCTTCGCCAAATCATTCAATTTGCTCATCGGTGGAAAGCCGCCAACCAAAGGCCAGCCGATTGAATGGAGTGAACACATGGTCGTTGGCCTGCGCGGTTGGGTGACGCTCGGAATTCGCGAGGGCAGCGACAAAAAGAAATACAACGAAGTCGTCACGTTCATCACGAACAAAGAGAAATTCCCGAAACTCATCGAAATCGAAGCCGCTCCATCGGCGAGTGATGAACCTGATCCGTTTGCGTGATGTCCGAACCGATTCACATTCTATCGCTCGGGGCCGGCGTGCAATCGTCAACATTAGCGCTGATGGCTGCGCGCGGTGAAGTCACCCCAATGCCATCAGCGGCTATTTTCGCCGATACTCACGCTGAGCCTCAAAACGTTTATGATTGGCTCGCGTGGCTTGAGACGCAGTTACCTTTTCCGGTTTATCGCGTCTCGAATGGGAATCTTGCTGAGCACGCCTTGAAAATGCGGACAACGAAGGATGGGCGATCTTTTACTGTCACTTCAATTCCGTATTACACGCTTTCGGTTAAAGGCCCTGGCAAGATTTTGCATCGGACTTGCACGGCTGATTTCAAGATTAAGCCGATCATTAAAAAAGCGCGCGAACTTGGAGGAATTAAGCGCGGCCAAAAAACAATCGGCGTCATTCAGTGGATCGGGATTTCTTATGATGAATGGATGCGTTGCAAGCCAGCGCGCGAAGCGTGGATTGAAAACCGATGGCCGCTGATCGATGCAAAAATGACGCGCGAAGCGTGCCTGCGATGGATGGATTCGCGAGGGTATCCGAAGCCGCCGCGTAGCAGTTGTGTCTTTTGCCCGTTCCACAATGATGCCGAATGGCGTCGTCTAAAGACAGAAGACTTGCCAGCCTTCGAGCGCGCCGTCGCCTTCGAGCGCGCCGTCGCCTTCGAGCGCGCCGTCGCCTTCGAGCGCGCCGTCGCCTTCGAGCGCGCCGTCGCCAAGACTAAGGGCCTGACCGACAATTTTCACTCCAAAATTTTCCTGCATCGTTCCTGCAAGCCACTCGACGAGGTGGATTTCCGGACAGAGGAAGAACGTGGGCAACTTAATTTCTTTAATAACGAGTGCGAGGGGATGTGCGGCGTATGATGGACTTGCGCCCATATCAAAAAGATTGCGTTTCGGCTGTCCTTGATGGCTTCGCAGACGCCGATAAGCAGTTGGTTGTTGCTCCGACCGGAAGTGGCAAAACCGTCATTTTTTCACACCTTGCGCAGTCATTCGTAAAGCAGGGCAAAGTCTGCATTCTCGCGCATCGCGAAGAATTGATCGATCAGGCAATTCAAAAACTCCACAAGGCGACAGGCATTTTTGCCGAGAAGGAAAAGGCTGAACACAAAGCCAGCCTGAACGCCGATGTCGTTGTCGCCAGCATTCAGACGATGGGCCGTCGCCTTGGCAAATGGCCGCAAGATCATTTCGGACTCGTTATTGTCGATGAAGCGCACCATGCGCTCGCTGACAGTTATCAATCGGTATTGCAGCACTTCAGCTTCTCAAAAGTCCTGGGCGTCACGGCCACGCCCGATCGCGGCGATAAAAAGAATCTCGGGAAATATTTCGAGCGCATAGCATTCGAAGTCTCGCTGTTCGATCTCATTCATCAGGGCTACTTGTCGCGCATCAGTGTCCAGAGTGTGCCGATTGAAATCGACCTGAAGAACGTGCGGCAGACGGCGGGCGATTTTAACGAGTCGGATGTCGGCGATGCGCTTGAACCGTGGCTGATGAAAATTGCAGAGTCGATTCGCGATTTGGCGACGTTCCGACGCACGCTGGTTTTCCTGCCGCTGTGCGCGACTTCACGAACGATGGTTGATTGCCTGCAAAGCGTCGGCTTGTCGGCGGCGCATATCGACGGCGAATCGCCCGATCGAAAAGAAATCCTGAGTGACTTCGCGCACGGCAAATACGATGTGCTGTGCAATTCGATGCTACTCACTGAAGGCTTCGACGATCCTGGCATTGATTGCGTCGTGATTCTCAGGCCGACGAAAAGCCGCGCTTTGTATTCGCAGATGGTTGGCCGCGGCACTCGTGTGGCCCCCGCCAAATCCGATTTGTTGCTGCTCGATTTCCTCTGGCTGCACGAGAAGCACAATCTGATACGGCCGGCGCACCTGATCGCTTCGACCGCCGAACAGGCGCAGATCATGCAGAAGATGATTGAGGCTGGCGGCGGAAAGCAAATGGCGCTCGACCTGGAGGGCATCGCCACCGAAGCGCAAGCACAGCGCGAGAAGAAATTGCAGGAGGAACTTGCCGCCAAAGCCAAACGCGCAGCCAAGACGATCGACGCAATGGAATTCTGTTTGTCGTTGCACGTTCCCGACCTTGGCGAATTCGAACCGACGAATGCTTGGGAAGCCGCGCCAGTGTCAGCCAAGCAGCGCGAGTTGCTGAGTCAAAACGGGCTCGATGTGGATACCGTGTCGTGTCGCGGGCAGGCGTCGAAGTTACTCGACACAATTTTTGAGCGCGCACGACACGATCTGGCAACGCCGAAACAAGTTAAATGGCTGAAGCGTTTCGGCCATCCATCGCCGCACACTGCGACTTTTAAAGAGGCGTCGGAAATTCTGACGCGGCGATTCGGAAACAATAAACCGCGCGAAAATCGCGGCAAACAAACAGCGAGGGAATTGGCGACGGCTTAAGATTTTTTATGAGTATCCACATCCAATTTTTCGCGCAAGGCGAACCGAAAGGACAACCAAGGCCAAGGGCATTCAGTCGCGGCGGGCATGCACGCGTTTACGATCCCGGCACGGCAGAAGGCTGGAAGTCGCAAATCGCGGTCGCAGCCAAAGAACACATTCCATTCGCGCCAATTGAACAGCCGGTGCGCGTCAAAGCTGTTTTCTATTTTCCGCGTCCGAAGTCGCACTATCGAACGAACGGCAATTTAAAAGACACATCGCCAACTTGGCATACGTCACGTCCCGACGGCGACAATTGCATCAAGTGCATTTTAGACGCGCTGACGACTCTACAATTCTGGACCGATGACGCGCTCGTGGCTGAGTGCGAAATAATCAAAAAATACGTGCAAGGCAAAACCTACGCGCCTGGCGCCATGATTGAAATTCGGGAGGCTGTGTTGTGACGAGTCTTGAACGAAATGACATTTTGGATTCCGAAAACATTGATCTTGTTTTGGAGGCGTTGCGCGAAGCTCGAACGGAAAATGGAAAGGTTGAATTGGTTTGTTCTGGTTCGCGTGTTTTCCTGCGTCAATTTTCATTAATAAGCAGAAGTCCTGAACGTGACAATGGATATACGCGCGATGAATTTTTGCTCCGTCGCGAAAAGGAGATTCGTTTGTGACCTCTTACCAGGATTTCATCCAATCGAAGGTCCACTTCGGCGAAAAGTCGGGATTCAGGCCGCTGTTCATTCCCGATTTCCTTTTCGACTTCCAAAAAGCGCTTGTCGAATGGGCTGTTGAAAAAGGGCGCGCCGCAAAATTCGCTGACTGCGGACTCGGCAAGACACCGATGGAACTTGTTTGGGCTGAGAACATCGTCCGAAAAACAAATGGCAGGGTTTTAATTCTTACTCCGCTTGGAGTCACAGGCCAATTTGCACGCGAAGGCGAACGCTTTGGAATCGATTGCAAGGTTTCGCGCGATGGCGAATTAAAAAGCAAAATCACGATTACGAATTACGAACGATTGGCGCACTTCAATCCGAATGATTTTACCGGAGTGGCTTGCGACGAATCTGCAACCCTGAAAAATTTCGACGGCAAAACAAAAGCGGCCGTAACCGAATTCATGCGGAAACTGCCGTATCGATTGCTTGCGACCGCCACACCATCGCCGAACGATTTCATCGAACTTGGAACGTCGAGCGAAGCCCTCGGCGAACTTGGATACATTGACATGCTTCAGCGGTTTTTCAAAGCGGATAACAACAATTACGCGCAGGGCGGTCGAAGCGGCGGGCGATTCAATAAAAATCCTTTTGGCGGCAAGTTCCGTTTTCGAGGGCATGCTGAGCGCGATTTCTGGCGATGGGTTTGTTCATGGGCGCGCGCAATTCGCAAGCCGTCTGATCTTGGATTCGATGACGGGCCGTTTGTGTTGCCACCGCTCGAAACACATCAGCACGTCATTCAATCAAAAACCACTCCGGAGGGTTTTCTGTTTTCGGTCCCCGCATCCAATCTACATGAGCAACGCGCCGAACGCCGTCGCACGCTTCAGGAACGATGCGAGAAAGCTGCGGAACTAATCACGGCCCACAAAGGACTTTCGATCGCGTGGTGCTTCCTGAATCCCGAAGGTGATCTGCTAGAAAAACTAATACCGGATGCGATTCAGGTTTCTGGCGACGATAAACCCGAACGTAAAGAAGAAGTTTTTGAGGCATTTCAGAACGGACAAATCCAGCGACTCATTAGCAAACCGGAAATCTGCGGCTACGGCTTGAATTTCCAGCTTTGCGACCATCAAACGTATTTTCCGTCGCATTCATTCGAGCAGTGGTATCAGGCCGTTCGTCGCTCCTGGCGTTTTGGGCAAAAAAATCCTGTTCGCATCGACATGATCACATCGGAGGGAGAATCGAATGTGCTGGCGAATCTTCAGCGCAAATCGCTTGCCGCCGAACAAATGTTCGCGCGATTGGTTGAACTGATGAACGAGCAGCTTTGTGTTTCCCGCTCTGGTCCTGATCTCGGTTTTAAAATTCAACTGCCGGTTTTTGTATGATTGATCAAGTTATCCACGATAGATACGCGCTCTATAACTGCGATTGCGTGCAAGGCCTTCGACAGTTGCCAGACACGTCGATTGGGCTTTCGGTCTATTCGCCGCCGTTCGGTGGACTCTACACTTACAGTTCGAGCGAACTGGATTTGTCGAACTGCCGAACGTATGACGAATTTTTCCAACATTACGAATTTGTTGTTTCCGAACTGTCTCGCGTCACAATGGCTGGACGCATCAGCGCAGTTCACTGCATGGATGTTCCGAAGGATGGCGCGAACATTTGCGCCTACACGGATTTCCCCGGCGACATCATTCGGCTCCACGAAAAATATGGGTTCGAATATTTGCCGCGCATCACCATTTGGAAGGAGCCGCTCGCTGTTCGCAATCGCACAATGGCAAAGGCCTTGGCGCATTGCACCATTGTCAAAGACAGCACGCTAACGAATGTCGCCGCGTCGGATTATCTGATTCCGTTTCGAAAAAAAGGCCAAAATCCGTCGCCTGTCGCGCATCCAATTGGACTGCTTGAATATGCAGGCGAGAGACTGATGCCATCGGATTTAATTCAGTTTCGAGGCTTCGACGGCGATCAGATCAAAAACAAATTCTCACACTGGATTTGGAGACAATACGCTTCGTCAATTTGGGATGATATCCGAATTGATAACGTGCTGCCCTACCATGAGGCGCGCGACGAGCAGGATGAAAAGCATGTGCATCCGCTACAATTGGACGTTATTGAGCGCGCAATCACGCTTTGGAGCAATCCTGATGACGTTGTGGCGACTCCATTTAT